GCGTTATCATAAGCAGTTTTTAATATATCTGTTAAATCGTTTTTAGTTAAAGAATATCCTGCTACTTTATCGACTTTTCCAGAAAGGTCTTGGTCACCTGTATTTGTTCCACTTGTATTTGCTAATCTCGTTGAACTTATAGTATCAAATGAAATCTTTGCATTATTTACTGTTGTATCACTTTCTATTGTATCTAAGTCAACAGCTTGTGTTACTGAAATGAAACCTACTTTTGTAGAATCTACACTTGGGTAGGTTATCTTCGCATTGTTAGTTACAATATCTGATGCTTGTGTTGGTGTTATTCCTACTTTAGCTGTGTTTGCTGTTACCGAACTATTTGCGTCAACTCTAACATCGGTATAATAAAGATTTGTACCCTCATTAACATTTGTTGTAGTTAAAACAACTGCACCTGTTTGTCCGTTTACACTTAATACTGAATCAGTTGGTGTTTGAAGCTCTGTAAAGTCTGTCATATCTCCAACAACACCATCGTTTTTCATATACGATTTGTTCTCATCACTTCTGACAACTACATCGCCCTCCTCTGTTGTTAGTGCTAACATTGCTACTTCACTTACTGCAACTTGAACCGTTGTGATTGCAACAGGTGGTAATACAGAACTTGGTAATGTACCAGTCGTAATATTACTTGCATTAGTTGTATCTAAATTAACCACATTAAACAACTCTAAGGTAACGTGATTAATATCAGAAACCTTTTGAGTATTAGCAACAATTTGATTAGCTTGGTCAACTGTTATACCAGTTGTAACAACCTGTACTGTTACGTCTTGAATTGTGTTATCTACTATTACAGTTACATTATCCATAAGTTACGTCTTGTATTACTTTAATAGTTCCCCCTATGTATGTTCTAATAGTTCCGTTTGAAAATGTTAATTCAATATCGTAGTAGTATGTTGAGGGAACCCAATCAATTACAAAGCTATCTATAGAGAAAATACCATTTACTGCATCTGAAACAGTTATACCACTTCCATTAGATATATCTTTAACGACATCACCTGTCTTTGATAAATATCTAAATTTAGCTCTAAGTGTTGCACCAGTTATATCAATAGGTGAACTATCTTCTGTATTTAAAAGAGTAAATTGCACTCCATCGTAAGTGTCGTTTTTATATTGGTCTTCTAATTTTATTATAGCAGGTTTACTCATTATTTATTATTTTTATTAACTACATCTTTCTTTTGGTTATCGTTTTCAGATTCACCACCAACTAACATTTTATAGTATTTGTTTAATTTAACTATATTCTTTTCCTTTACTTTATACGTTCCTCTGTCGCTTCTCATTATAATACAAAACTTGAAAAACCATCTGGACTTTTGTCTGGGTACATATCTCCATTCTGATTTTGATTATACTCTGGAAATAATGTGCTATTGTTGCAAATGTAATCTACAAATCTATTTGTATAAAACTCTGCTCTATCTGTAATCTTAGACATCATTCTATCTATATCTGAAAAGTCAACATAATCAGCTTCTTCTCCTTTGTGTTTAGAAACACCACCATTATCTATTTTAAACATAGCAAATGGTAAATATTCAGCCTGTGTAAACCATATTAACATTGGCTTAATGTAATCATCTCTTAAAGCCTTATAATCTGAATTACCTGCATCATCAATAGTTCCATCTAAGATTATAGTTTGTAGCTTGTCATATAATCTACCACCTAAATAATTCTGTATGTGCATATCTTGTGCTACTTCAATAAAGTGAATCAACTTATCTGCATCCGTACTCCCACTAATAATTGACTTAGCTTTTAAATCTTTTATCGTTATAAATAATGCTTTCTTCATTTTATTTGAATAAGTTTTTAAGTTTCTGTGTCATAGATAAAGGATAAGCACCTCTATTCGGCATATCTATAGGTCTAATCTCTGTTTCCTTTGGATTAATAGATTCCTTTAACCCTTTTCTGTATGCTTCTTCTGGATTAACCTCTTTACCATCTTTCTTTCTATACACTTGTAGTTCCCAAAAGTGATGACAATTCTTCCCACCTTTAAACTTTAGTAAACTATAGTTTTGTTTATTATGACCTAACTCTTTATTAACACCTCTAAAAGACATCATATTAATATCTTCTTTTCTAAAGACAATATTCTTATCTGTTAAGTGTTCCATTTTAGTACAGAAATGTCTGCTATTTGGTGATTTTCTTACAGGCATATAAGCATATCTAACTTTAAACGTATCATTGTCCTCTTTAGATACTTTATCAGAATACTTGATTTCAGCCATTTTAACGGATTCTAAGTCCTCGTGGTATATTTCCCTATGGACTAACTCCCAATCATCGCTTAAAACCTCTCCTAAGCCTTCTAATTGACTTATTAGGTCATCTCCCTGCTCATCATCAAAGTCCTCTGCTAAATCTGATGATAATTTCTCACCTGTTTCTTCTTCTCGTCTAATCTTAGTTGCTATGTTATCTAATTCTGTAAACTCAATAGGTTGAAGTGTTACAAAGTATAAGTCTTGGTGTATGTTATTAAACAAAAGAATATCTTTTAATCCTGCTAATATTTCATCTTGTATTGGTCTAATAATTACATTATCCATTAATACAGATGCAGTACGTAATTCCTCTGCGTTATTACCAAAACCTGTGTTATCTTTAATACCTAAAAGAATAGGTGATACAATTCCGTGTCCTAACATTATCTTTTCTCTCGCTTCGTCTGATAAGAATTGATATTGTGCGTGTGCATCTGGCAAGTGAATTGGCTCTATATCAGCCTTAGTTTCAACACTATCATTAAATGCTATAATTGCTCTACCACTATTTGAACTACCACTAAACTTTTCATTAATCTTATTCTCAATTAACGCTTGTGTTTCCTCGTTTGGCACACCATTATTAAAGTTTATAAAAAGACTTGGTTGAAGTCCATTTTGAATATTAGAGATATGGTAATTTGAAACCTCACATTCTAATTCAGCATATTGTAAACATCCGTGATAATCAGTAGGTGCATAATAATAAAACCCACTTCTATAAGGTTTGAATATGTAAAGTTCTGTTAATTGATTTTTAGTACCATTTCCAAAAGTAGGTATAACTTTAGTTTTATCGTTATGTTGCTTATCTTTCCATTTAGGATGATAATGGTACGACTTAATAACACCTTTAGTTGCTTTAGATGCTCTAAGGGTTTCCATAGGAAAATGTGATACTTTAAGTATTTTAGTCTTATCCTTATTGTAGCTCAATTGTAAAGCGCCCTCACCTAATAACTTATAATCATTAACAAGTTTCTTAACCTCTCTTGGTCTAAGTAATTTTCTCATTCTTACATAGTCCTCTGGGAATAAGTCTGAATTTGTAGATTCTAATCCTCTACCATAAACCATATCAATAATACCATTAATACATCTTGCATTAGTTGGACTATCTAAATACCTATCAATTAGTTTATCAAAGTAATCGTTATTCTCACCAAAAGAAACATATTCTTTGTTATGCTCCTCTTTAATAATAGGTGTTTCGTATGAAGATAAATTAATTACCCTAATACTATTCTTATATTCTTTTCCTTTTTTACTCATCTAAATAATGTATGTGTTATCGTCAGTTTCGCTGTATGGTGTGTAATTTGGTATAGATATTTTATGTTTTACTGTGTAATCGCTTTGTGCTGTTACATAAACTTTATCTCTATACCATAAAGAACCATAGTAAATTATTTCTAAATAATACGTTTCATTCTCCGATAGAATAGAACTTGAAATAGTTGCATCAACATAATAACCATTTACTGCTATAAGTGTTGGATATATTGTTTCTGTTTTTCCATCTCCATCTCTTGTTATTGTAATCGCCACTTCACTATTATCACTATAAGGTGATGGAATTGTTCTTGGCATAACACTAATAATCTGTTCAGCAGATGTAGGTAATAATACTATCATAATAAGATAACTAAAAAAAATAATTTTGTTTTATTTAAAGAAAAACCCCACCAAAAAGGTAGGGTTAATCAGAGAAAAAATCAAAGAAATATTATACTCCTGCTGTAACAGTAAATCCTGCTGCAGTTAATGTACCATCAATGAAGTTGGCAGGAACTTTCTCCATACCTGTAAACGTCAATGTGTATCCACTTGTATCACTCATAGCACCACCACTAACGATAGTACCACCTGTAACATCCATACCATATTCAAGACCTGCTAACAAAAAGTTACCATTATTATCTTCAATTACGATATTAGGTCTTCCATAAGATAACAACTTAATTGTTTTATGGTCTTCCTTAGTTAATTTTTTTAATTGTAATTCTAATACCTGCTCAAAGGCAGTTGTTCCATTCTCTCTACTTGATTGAATGTTCTCTGTATAAGTAGATGCACCACGTACATCAAACTTATAAGCAGCAATTCCTGTTCCCACAGAAGTAATCATATCCGTATCTGTTACGTCATACGTTAATCCAGAAATCGGCATATCTCCGAAGTTCACAATGTAAACTGCGTTAATACCACCAACACTATCTTTACAAGGTTCTAATCTACCTAATGCAATATCACAAGCCATATCTTTTTTATTTGTTTTATAGTAAAAAAGGGTAAGTAGTTATCCCACCTACCCTTATTACATTAATTATTAATTATTCTTAGTTTACTGCGTTTACGATTCCGTAAGTAACAATATCTTCAACAACTCCGTATTGAACACCTGCTGTATATCTCATAATAACTCTAAAGTTTTTAGAACCATCTAAGTCAGCCATATCTAAAATTCTAACTTCGTTATGGTCAGAAGCTAATCCTGTACCAAACCATAAGTTTTCTTTTTCAGCAAAAATCATTGTATTATCAGATAATCCGTTTGCCATAAAGATTTTAACACCATCAACCCACTCTAAGTTAATATTTTGGTTGTTGTATTTATCTTCAAATCCAGAGATACCTAATGCTCTCTTGTATGCTCTAAAGATGTTTTGTGAAACATAGATATAAGCATCAGGAGAACCATATAATGAACTTGGAATAGCATCTACTACTTTCCCTAATTCAGCAACTACGTTTGCAGCAGTTACGGCGATTCCTGTTACCTCATTTGCAGCAGGTAAGTTAGCATCAACTGCTAATAAAGATTCAAATCCATCAAAATCTCCTGCTCCTGCAGCACCTTGCCAAATTGAAGTTTCAGTTGTTTGTGCTACTTTAGCAGCAACATAATTGATAATGTAATCTTGGATATTCTTAGGCATATTGTCAAATGCAGAGTAACCCATTTTTACTCCATCCCAATCGTTTACCCAATCAAGTTTACATAATTCTAAGTTTACTTGTAACTCTTTAGGAGTAAGTAATCTTTCTGTAGATGTTAAAGTAGATGTATCTGTGAAATCACAAGTTGCATCTTTAACAATTCCATCTGTTTCTAATCTTCTAACAACCTCTTGGAATTTTACGTTTGGTCTGAATGTTAATCCACCATTAGATAAAGTATTACCAGATAATAATGCAGCAGAGATAATTTTACCTTTACTTTCTCCTGCGTAAGTAGTTGTTATGCTTGTAGTTGTAGCCATTTTATTTTATTTATTAATTTAATTATTAGTTATTCATTCTTGCGTAAACCCTTTCTAAAGGTGTCATTGCTTTATTTGATAGGTTTATCCCACCACTTTTCTTTTCTACGTTCTCTGGAGAATGGATAATTTCTTCTATCACTTCTTCAGCTAACTCAATTTCCTTAGATAGTTCTTGTGGAACTTCTTTTTGTTCTTTAGGAGTATTATCTTCGATTAATGCTTTAATCATTGACAATAACTCGTTTTTAACTGCTGATAGCTCATCTGATGTAGCATAAACAGCTGTTACTTCTTTTTCTTCTACTTCCTTAACTTCTTCAACAGGCTCATCAGCTAATTCAACCTTAGGTTCTTCAACTTGTTCTACCACTTCTTCGGTAGCACTCGCTTCAACAACTTCTGATTCCTTAACTTCAATGTCTTTAACATCTGTCTTAGATAAGTGTAAAAGATTTTTAATCTTCTCTACGATTTCTGTATTCTTCATAATTTACATTTATATTAATATAACCACGCACATTTTTTGTGTCGTATTTTAACTACTTGATTTACCACCAATAAAACCAATCCCTTGATTCCAGTAATATGGTTGTTTACATTTCTTTTTATTATTACACCCTTTTACAGTGTACGTTCCTTTGCATTTACAAAATTTTGCTCTTTTACTCATACATTAAATGTTTTAATTTATTATTTTCTTAATCAACTACCTGACTACCTTGTGCTATAGCTGTAAACGAAACTAACGAGGTTAAATTATCTTGAACTATAAATTGTAAATCTTCTGCTTCTCTAAGCCTTATTACTGCACCTAATTTATCTTGACCTGCAAATGTAATTATTGCTGTAAAACCATCTTGCGCTGAGCCATGAGCTGCTTCTATCTCAAAATTAAACATTTTGTTTTTCATTTCAGCATTAGTCTTTACGTTAAATATATTTCTGTAAGTTCCATCAATATATCTAACTACAAAGCCTCTTGTGATTCCTCCAACAATATTTCCAAACTCTGATAAGTCTAAAGAAGATGAACATAAACAATTAAATATGATTCTTGTAACATCAATCGCTAAAGGAATATCTACATTCGATGGGTTTCTAATACCAAAAATTTGAGGTGTTACACTACCGTCTACATTCATATTCGTATTTCCAACTGATACAAAAGAACCTACTGCGTATTCAAAATCTAAAGGAGTGTCCACAGTTATTACTAAAGAAGCAATACCTAATACTGTAAAAAATGAAACCCTATTTGCTGTTGGGTTATAAATTGTCAAGTACTGACCAACTACAAATCCTGCTGAGCTTGCAACTGTTATAGTTAAATCATCTTTTGCTGTAATAACTCCTATTGTTGTTTCTGCAATAAGATTACTTGCTTTAACAATAAATAAAGGTGCTGTTGAATCTTGTAAAGTAACATCTAAAGATACTTCTGAGCCTGTATTTTTCCTCAACCAATCAACAAAGAAAACCTCACTAACATAAGCAACTCCATCTTCATCCCTTACATCACTATAAGCAATAGTAGTAGTTTCATAACCCTTGAATGTATTAATAATGATATAATCATTTACATTAACATCATAGGTGCAATTTTTGGTGGGTATCTCCTTTAGCAAGACTCCATCATCAAGTACAATATAGCTCCCACTTCTGTATATTTTAGTTGGCATCTATTAACCCTTTGATTTGGTTTACTAATTCTTCATCAGATAAATCCTTTTCATCTGACATATCTTCTTTATATTCAGAAAAAACACCCTCAATACTTAATCCTAAGTACTTCTTGTCTTTAATATCTTTCCATACATCTTCATTATCTATCTTCATAACTACTGCCCAAGAACCTTTTGTAGCATTTAAGTTATACAAAGCAGTCTTATCTTTATCAGTATCTTCAACTATCCAAGATTCAATAATAGAAGCACCACTTGTTAATTGCTTATGCTCTAATGTTGTATTGTTGTTTCTAAGGCTTTTTAAGTACATTTCAGCACCTTTTCTTACAGTATCTTTAGAGAATGTTATATTATACTCATAATCTTTTTTACGTCTGTAAATAGGTTTGTTTGGAACTAATGCTAATCCAATAATAATACGCTTATCCTCATCAATAGCTTTGAACTCTACTTTATGTTTACTTAGAGCTACAAAGTTCTCCTCAATCGCAGGAGATTCTACAAGTGAGATAGCTTGTATTCCATTATCTGACTTCTCCTCGTCTATAAATAATTCTATTAAAGGAAGCTCATTTATATTATTTTTCATATCTAAATATTTTATTTTTACATTTACCTTTATTAATCCTCTCTCCTCTTATTAATACTGACATAGTAGGCTGACTTATTCCGTAGTGTGATGCACAGTCGCTAACTGAATCAAATACACGCCCGTCAATAACCTCAATTACCCTCTTATTGTTAATTCGGACACCTTTCTTTTTTTGTGATATTTTATTTCTTGTTTCTGTAGAATGTTTTTTACCATACATACAATTATTTACACCTGACCGTGCCTTGCTCATTTTTAATTTTGTTTCTTCTGTGTGTTTCTTTCCTTTTCTATATTCACTTAGTTTAGCTCTTGATTCTTCTGAATAACAAGCGTACCAGCCTTTATATGCAGAGTTGATTAGATTATAGTATTTTTTATTACTTTTAACATCAAGTGTCTTTAAAATTAAATCCTCAATCTCAACATAATCATCCCCTATGTAAAGTATCTCTCTTGAGAAGTTGTTAGGGTTTAATTTATATGCTCTTTTAAAATACTTTCCACTACCAATATATCCATCGTCAACAGAACCTTTATGAGAACCTATGTATTTTTTGTTATTTTTGCTGTTTGTCCATACATAAACGAATCCACTCATATTAAGGTAACTTTATTATTTGTTTTTGTATTATTTTAAAAACTTGCACTTCCTTTAATATTGGCATCTAATTCTTGTTGAGTGGTTATATCTCTTGATACTACAAATGCTTTTAATGGTTGCTTAAATCTACCTTGTATTGCATCAGCTATTTGATTAGCTTGTGTATTACCAACTAAATTAAAGTTAAAACTTCTATCTGCACCACCAGAACTACCTGCACTTGCACCACCACTTAATATAGGGCTTTTAGCTCCTGCACTTGAAACGAACTTTTGTCTTGCAATAGTAGCTACCTGTGCTAAACCAATAGCTGTAGCTATTCCTGCTGCTATTTTAGCTCTAAATATTGATGTAGGGTCGCCAACAACTAATTGAGAGCCATAAGCCTTTAATGCAGAAGATGCTGTATCAACTACTGCTAATGCTATTGCAAAAGCCTTGTTTGTTTCAAATCTTTTCTTCTCAATAG